CGTAAACAACAACATTTTCGTATTCGCAGAAAATAGAGTTGGAACAGGAGCTCTAACGCACGCCGACATGACACTGGCGGCGTATTCCATTGGATTGCCGCTGACGGCGCAAGAAGTTTCCAGTTTTCAGTCTGCAATGGCAACATTCCAGGCGGCCCTTTCTCGGAATAGTGGCGTATGACACTCTCCGAACTCCTTTCCGCACCGCTGCCAGACTCAGAAACCCTGCGGGCACTGGGCGTGGTGTTCGACACAGCGATGGCGCAGAAAATGGTCAACGCTCACGCATGGCACGGCGACCCGCGATGCACCGCGTATCCCGCGGCACTTAAAGATGGTCGGTGGTGCCACGTAGCGGACATTCTGCCGGCCTGTATAACGCCTGGAGGGACATACCACGCAGGGTTCACGCACTTGAACCAGGCGAACTTCACGCTGGTGGAGGTGATTCCCCTGCACGATCTTGAGTTCGCGGAGGGCGTGGCGCAGTTGGTGCCAGAACAAAAGCCGTAACTGCAAGAAACCCCACGCCGCAGCGTACGTTGACGGCAGGCCACGATTCGGGCGACGACCCGAGCCTAACCACGGAGAGCGACGATGAGCCATGTGAAGATCAAGCGATACGAGCGTGACGTGAGCATCGTGCTGCACAGCACCACCACGCTGGCCACCACGCTCAGGCTGGACGATATGGCTGGCGGTGTGGTGTCGCTTGGCACCATGAGCACCAACGCCACCACGCTGCAGACGTGGGGCGGCACCGCAGTTGATGGTGCGTTCCGTCGTATGTACGGGGCAGACGGCTCAGCGGCTGACATCACGCTGGCCCCCTCGAGCACCGACGGCAGGATCTACGCCCTGCCTGATGCGGTCTTCGCCGTATCGTTCTTGAAGATCGTCTCGGCCACTACGAACAGCACAGGCACTCTCGGCATCGTGTCGCTGAAGTCGTAATGCCCCAACGCATCCCATGCCACAGGCCGCTGCGTCTGCGTGCGTCCCGCCCACAGCGAGACGAAAGCACCAGGCCCAACGCGGCAGCCCGTGGCTATTGCTCAGTGGCCCACAAGAAGTGGCGTCAGGCCGTGCTCACCCGGGATGCGTGGCAGTGCCAAGCCTGTGGTGTGGTCTGCTCACAAAAGGGGCAAGCCCATGCTGACCACGTATCCCCAGTGATGGAAGGTACGGATCGGTGCATGGATGGTAGGAGCCGCTACGACGTTGCTGCAGGCCAGTGTCTGTGTCATGGATGCCACACACGCAAGACACACCGAGACGCCCGCTAACGCGAACTGGTGAAGCCTGGGAGGGTGCCTGCTGCCATACCGGCAGCGTCTGAGGAAAACCACCGTTCCGCTTTGCATGCGTGGCCGAAAATGGTGGCCCCTAGTGCGTGGCGTGCCGCCAGGCGGCTCTCGGCCGCATGTGCGTGTGTCGAAGCCGCCTCCGAAATGCTGGCGTGAGTCGCTTGCCTGCGAGGCGTGACGGGCTGTCTGCACTGCGTGTTGTCGCAGCAGTTTGGAGCCTGTTTTTCAGGCACAAAACGCATGCGGTGCCCCGTTGAAAATGGGCCGATGATGAGCGTATGTTTGCGTCATCGGAGGTGCCCCATGGTTGATGACGAACTGCTGGCATTGATTTGCCACGGTGCTGCATGTGTGCGTGTGGCAAAGCGTGGCAAGATGCCGATTGGCATGGCGTGGCACACGCTCGCCACGACGATGGCAGACGTGATCGGCAAGTGGATTGCCGGCGGCTACAACGTCGGCATCCTGCTGGGCCACGGCTCGCTGATCGACATTGAGTACGACGACGCCGCCGGCCGCCGGCTGCTCGAGCACCTGGGCCTGGCCGACGCTCGCACTCCGACCTACACCAGCGGACGTGGTGAGCACCGCATCTTCAGGCTCAGTGATCCGGTGCCGTGCTGCGGCTGGCGAAAGTACGGCGGTCTGGAGATCCGATTCGGTGGCAAGCCTGCACAGTCAGTGCTGCCGCCGTCACGGCATCCAGACGGCCGCTGGTACTGCTGGACTATTTCGCCCGTGGACTGCGAGCCGGCGACGATCACGCTGGCTGATCTCAACGTGGAGGCCATCGCATGTCTGTGATGCTTGCGAAGAACTGGGCCGGCAGCGACCCGGCCGGCTGGTGGATGAGCGAGAAGCTCGACGGCGTGCGTGCGGTGTGGGACGGCTACACGCTGGCGACGAGGGCGGGCAACGAGATCAACGCCCCGGCGTCGTTCGTGTCGTCGCTGCCGCGTGGCGTCAGTCTCGACGGGGAACTATGGGCCGGGCGTGGCACGTTTCAGAGCGTAGTCGGTGCGTACCGCCGGATCGACGCTGAGTCGTGGCGGCCGATTCGGTACGCCGTGTTCGACGCCCCGGCCGCGGTTGGCGGTTTCGAGGAGCGGCAGCAGCTGCTGCGTGACGTGCTGACCGGAAGCACCGGCCCTGCGTTCGTGCTCGAGCAGCAGCGGTGCGGCGGCCGTGACGAGCTCGCTGCCGTGCTGTCCAAGATCGTGCGGGCAGGCGGCGAAGGCGTGATGCTCCGTGAGCCGGGCAGTTCGTACCAGCCGAAGCGGTCGGCCTCGCTCCTGAAGGTCAAGACGTTCCTGGACGCTGAGGCCACGGTGATCGGGTACGAGCCGGGCACGGGCCGCAACCGCTCAAGCGTTGGTGCTCTGGTGGCACGGATGCAAGACGGCACCGTGTTCCGTGTATCGTCAGGGCTGACGGACTCGCTGCGGCGTAAGCCGCCACGGGTTGGCACCGTGTTTACGTTCAAGTTCCAGCAGATGACAGACGCCGGCGTGCCACGGTTTCCAGCGTTCCTGCGGATAGCGTGATGGGTAAGGGAAGAAAGCCGACGCCTAAGTCGATTCTTAAGCTCCGGGGCGCTCGCGTTAGAGGCCCGCACAAGAGCGGCATTGAGGCACCGGCTGGCATACCTGAGCCGCCAAACTATCTGTGCGATATCGGCCGGGCTGAGTGGCAACGCATCGTGCCGATGCTTGAGGCGTCCAAGGTGATGAGCATGCGGCACCAGCACACGCTGGCCGCCTACTGCGACGCCCTGGCCGACATGGTGAAGGCCGAGGCGGAACTGAAGCAGCACGGGGCCACGTTCATGGACGACAAGGGTAGGGTGATGAATCACCCGGCCTGGTATCGGAAGAAGGACGCCCGCCTGCACATGCTGCGGTTCGCCGAGCAGTTTGGCCTCACGGCGTCCGCTTTGGCGAGAGTCTCTGCCGTTGAGCAAGCAGCGTCCAACGACGACGAAGACCGCCTCATGTTCGGCTGAGAAGCCGTGCAATAAGTGCTCCTCGTGCCTGGCGGTGCGGTTCTTTGAGAAGCACCTGACGCACGCCAAGGGCGAGCTCGGCGGCAAGCCGTTCCTGCTCCAGCCGTGGCAGCGTGACTACCTGCGGGCGTTGTTCGCCGAAAACGACGGCCGGCGAAAGGTACGCACGTCGCTGTTGGCCCTGCCCCGCAAGAACGGCAAGAGCACGCTGGCGGCGGGAATTGCTTTAAGGTGCCTGCTCGAGGATGAGCCCGGTTGCGAAGTGTACTCCTGTGCTGCCTCAAGAGATCAGGCACGGCTGGTCTTCGATACCGCAAAGATCGCCGTCGAGCAGTCGCCGGTTCTTCGGCAGCATCTCAAGGTCTACCGCAATGCCATCGTGAGGGATTCCACGCACGCCACATACAAGGCACTTTCTGCCGAGGCTGGAATCCAGCACGGTCTTTCGCCTCACGCCGTGATTTTTGACGAGCTCCATGTGAGCAACCGTGAGATGTGGGAGGTGATGCTGTCGGGCCAGGGGGCCAGACGCAACCCGCTCACGGTGGCGTTGACGACGGCGGGCCACGACAAGAAGTCGGTGTGCTGGGAGGTGTGGAAGTACGCCGAGGCTGTCCGCACCGGGGCGATCAAAGACGAGACGTTTCTGCCGGCGATCTACTGTGCCGATCCTGCAGCCGATTGGAAGGACGAGAAAACGTGGGCTGTTGCCAATCCGAATCTCGGCGTTTCAGTAAAGCTCGACTTTCTCAGAAGCGAGTGTCAGCGGGCGGTTGAGATGCCTGCATACGAGAACACTTTTAAGCAACTTTACTTGAACTGCTGGACAGAGCAGGATACCCGCTGGATTGCGATGCATAACTGGGCGAAAGGCAACACGCCGTGCCCGGTGCCACTTGCCGGCCGTGACTGCTTTGCCGGGCTCGACCTGGCCACGACGTTCGACACGACGGCGTTCGTGATTCTGTTCCCGCTAGACGACGGCACCTTTTGGGTGGAGCCGCACTTTTGGATTCCTGAAGAGAACCTGCACCAGCGAGTCCGTAGGGACAAGGTGCCGTATGACGTGTGGCAGCGGAAGGGCCTGCTTCACGTCACACAGGGCAACGTCACGGACTACTCGCAGGTGCGTGCCGACATCAACGACCTGGCCAAGAAGTACGGGTTTCGGCAGATAGCTGTGGATCGCTGGAACTCGACTCATCTCACGCAATTGCTGCAAGAGGACGGGTTGCCCGTTGTAGGTTTCGGACAGGGCTACGGCTCCATGTCTGCGCCAGCCAAGCAGATTGAGGCGTGGATCGTCGGTGGAAAACTCCTGCACGGCGGGCACGAGGTGCTGACGTGGCAGGCCGGAAACGTGGCGATTCAGACAGACGGACAGAACATCAAGCCGAGCAAGCAACGAAGTCACGAGCGGATTGACGGCATCGTGGCACTGACTATGGCGGCTGGCGTCTACGCAACGTCGGCCTCTACGGCAGGCACCTGGGACATCATCACGCTATGAGCGAGACAGCCACCAACGACTACCGGATGCACGAGCTCCGTGGCATCGACTGGAGCGAGATGGGCGGTGGCCGCACGTCTTCAGGCGTCCGAGTCAACGCCGACACCTCGATGGCCTGCTCGGCCTACACGGCGTGCATCCGTGTCATTTCGGATTCGGTGTCGTCGCTGCCG